GTATAAGACGTTTTGTCTTTAATGTCAAGACCTTATGTCTTTTTTTGAGGAAAAAGATGAAAAATTTAGAAAAAGTTGATCCTGATAGTTTTGAATCTTTGATGAAAGCCCTAAATGCCAAGGGTGTTAAAGAAGTCGCAAGCATACTTGGTCAAAATGAATTAACAGTGGCAAAGTGGTTGCAGAGAGGTGTTCCTTCTAAAATTTGGAAAGATTTAAGACAAAATGTCTCAACTTCTCAAAATATCATCACCATTCCAATATTTGAAGCCGTCGCAGGATGTGGCGCTGCGGGTATGCTTGAGCAACTGCGCCTTAGTTCAGATAACTTCGTCTTTGATAGTCGTGTTTTTCCTTCAAATATCATCACCAAAGACATTGCTATGATCCGCATTGTGGGTGATAGTATGGCCCCGTACTTGGATGAGAACGACTGGGCGATCATAGAGCTACGCAATGGTAGAGATGTCATCCCTGCGGAAGCGGTCTATCTCATCGCTTATGATGACGTTGTACAGATCAAGCGCGTGCAGATCATCGGCAAAAAAGCGATCATAAAAAGCGACAACAAAGAGTACGATTCCTTTGAGCTTGGCATCAATGATTTTGATATTGTAGGCAAGATAGTCGGGCGTTTGAAATTTGGTAGTTTGATGTTGTTGAAGGAATAAATAAAATCTAAATTCAAAAAGGGAATCAATGGAAGCGAAAATAAAAGCACTTGGTGATCGTATCAAAACGATGAAAGATAAAATTTTGACCGAAGAAGCAACCAAGCAATCTTTTGTGATGCCTTTTCTTTCAGTTCTTGGTTATGATGTATTTGACCCAACGGTGATAGTTCCTGAATTTACTGCCGATATCGGCACTAAAAAAGGTGAAAAAGTAGACTATGCTATATTGCGTGATGGTAAGCCTATTATGATTATAGAGGTCAAAAGCCATACTGAAAACCTTAACAACCACAATAACCAGCTCGTACGATATTTTCATGTGACAGATTGCAAATTTGCCATTTTAACCAATGGGTTAGAGTATCGATTTTTCTCAGACCTTGAAGAACAAAACAAGATGGATAAAACACCATTTTTAGTGATAAACCTTGAAAATGTAAGAGATAGAGATATCAAAGAATTAGTAAAATTTGCCAAAGATGTTCTCGACACAGAAACCATATTGCAAATGGCCAGTACAAAAAAATATCACAGAGAGATTCAAGCTATTTTTAAAGCAGAAGTTGATAATCCATCTGATGACTTTGTAACCTTTTTTGCGAGAAAAATCACTGAAAGAAGAATGTCTACAGCCGTGATAGAAGAGTTTAGAGGCTATGTCAAAAAATCTTTTGCTGATGTTCTAAATGACATGGCAAACGATAAAATCCAAGCAATTCAGTCTACACTATCCGTTCCTCAACAAATTGAAGAAGTCCAAGAAGAAGAGCCTGTAGTCGACGAAAAACAAGTGATTACGACAGAAGATGAACTTAATGCTTTTTACATTGTGCGTTCAATTGTTGGTGAAACTATTGGGATAAAAAATGTCAGCTATAAAGACACTATGAGTTACTTCAATATTCTTTATCAAGGAAAAGTAACAAAATGGATTTGTAGGCTATATTTCAATGGCAAACAGAAAACGTTAGGGCTCCCTGACGAAAATGGAGCGGAAGTTAAGATCGCTATTAATAGTGTCGATGAACTTTACAACCATAAAGAAGAGCTTATAGCATCTGCTGAAAAAAGAAAAATAGGTAAAGAATAGGGTGCTTAAAATTTAGTAGGTTTTTAATAAAGGGAAAAAGATGAGTGATGCAAAACTAACAGATGACCAAGGGCAACTCAAAACACGAAATATTCGCGCAAAAGAAGTATGTAACCGTAAGATCGATGAGCTTATAGGTGTTTGTAGAGGTATGATCGCAGACAACGCTACCAATATGCAAGAAGCGCAGTTTCTTCTTAAATGGATAGAAGCCAATTCCCATGTTGCAGAACATTACCCTTTTAACATACTCTATAATCGAATCTCTGAAATGCTCAAAGATGGCATTTTAGATGATGAAGAGCAAAAAGAACTTTTAGAGACAATGGCTGAGCTTACAGGTGGAGACATAATCTGTGATGATGCAGAGATAGATAGCATGAGCAGTACACTTCCTTTATGTAAGCCTGCACCTAGCATCGCCATAGAAGGCGCATCGTTTGTTTTTACGGGGATATTTACAACAGGACCACGAAAACAGCTCTCAGAGCTTATTGTAGAGCTTGGCGGCATTATCCACGATGGGGTCAAAAAAGACACAGACTTCCTCGTCATAGGTGACATAGGAAGCCAAGACTGGGCGCACTCTAGTTTTGGAAGAAAGATAGAAAAGGCCATAGAGCTACGCGATCAAAAAAAGACTGGTATAGCCATTGTTTCAGAACGCCATTGGGCAAGATTTTTATAGGAGAATTTTATGAAATCATTGTTTTTGTCTTTAATTTTAGGGTTATTTTTTATAGGATGCGCCACTCCCCCAACCCCACAACAGGTAGAAAGTGCAGACTATGGGAGAGAAATAGGACAAGACGAAGCAGAAAATGCGGTAAAAGAATGGATGGAGTATAGATTAAAAGATCCATCGTCCGCACAATACAAATTTACAATTATCCACAAAGGGTATTTTCAAGATGGGATTGCCCTTGGAGGGGCTATTTATTATGGGTATTTGACAGAAGTAGAAATAAATGGCAAAAATAGTTATGGTGGATATACTGGGTTTACGTCTTACAAATTTTTATTGAAAAATGGCAAAGTATACAAGGCTCTCAAAAAACACAAAGAACACGATGTATATTTACCATTTAATTAGACTTTATGCTATATAGAAAATAAGTCTTAAAAGGATGGGGAGACTAGGCACATTCAAGTAATAATGTCTAGTGTCCCAAAGCCTTGTCTCTCTTAGTGGGGGCAAGGCTTTTTTTATGCCCAAAAATAACCAATTTCTCTACCATTACCTCTCTAAAATCACAACTTTTCCCACTATCTTTAACACGTATAAATTCTCACCTTACTCTTTACATGTAAAAATAAAAAGACATAAGGTCTTGACAAATAAAGACATATTGTCGTATGATTCCACTCATGCACTTGGAAACAAATGTAAATAGTTATGTTTTAAGTAAGCCCGTTGTTGCCCCTTCGGGCTGACTTAAAACATCCTACAAAGGGGCATCTATGGACATCTACAAAGACGAAGGCATCTCAAAGGCCATCAGGGAATCTGTTATCTCATTTGGTAAAAAAAATGACTTTAATGGTTTAGATTATTTTGCTGAGCAATTTGAGTTTAAAGGCACAAACAGATCCGCACAATTTTACAATCATATACACCACAAAAACCTACAAAAAGACCTAAAAATCGGAATGTTACTATCCATCATGGATCAGATGGACGAAGAAGAAACCTACCGAATTTGCAGTGCTCTTTGTAACAAATATGGCTTTTATGCTGCTAGAGGCGAACAAAGCAACCCCGCAAAGTGTGTCAATATTGAGTCGAGCATCACCATCGGTGCGTTTGACATCGGGAACGACTACGGAGTACTTAGCGACGAAATGGCACAGGACCTAAAAGACGGGAAGATAGACGAAGCCGAAGCAAAACGCATCAAAAAGATACTGACAAGTTTACGAAAAAAAGCTCGAAGCGTAGAGGACATCATCGATGAGCACATCCTTGGATGAGATGATGAAGAGTAAAGAACAATGTACGTAAGTGCACAACATTGAAAAGGACAAACATGATTAAGTTTGGAAGCGAAAATTATCGGGTCATCGAACACCTATTATTCGTCGGCGGTTTGAGTGCAGCACAGGCATGTCAAGATGGTATAAGCAACAACCTACGCTCCCGTGTACCGCAACTGCAAGCCCTTAAATTCGACATTATCGCAACACAGGTTGAGGGCAAACACTACTGCGTTTATTCTGTACCGGCGCATCTTGTTTGGAAAAATAAGGAACTTTTGAAGCAGGAAGTAAAAACGAAGAAGTTACAGAAGGTTGAACAAGTGCACAACTCTACAAGGGAAAGTGCGTGAAATTTACCATAAATGTGAACCAAAAACAAGCCTTAGACCTCGGCATTACGAATATAAATCAAGCCATTGTATTGGGATTTATAAGCGAGGCGCACTCGTGGGCGGAACCTGTGGTGATGGAAGGAGAGGTTTATTATTGGGCATCTCGTAGCATCATCTCTTCCGAGTTGGAACTTTTAGACCTAAAGGCCGATACGATTTATCGACACCTTAAAAGCCTTGTCTCTCTAGGGCTTATCGACTACATAAAAATCAACAAAAAAGACTGTGTGAGGCTGACCAAAAAAGGCAAAACTTACTATGTCGGAAATAAATCCGAAAACAACACCGATGACTATGTCGGATTTAAATCCGAGAAAGTAGCCAACTCGGAAATGAATCCGACAAAACTCGGAAATGAATCCGAAAATAACTCGGATTTAAATCCGACATATAAGAATACTAAAGAGCAAAAGAATACTAAAGATAAGAGTAGTGTCGCAACTGTTTGCGACGACGCCCAAGAAGTTGCCTCATACTTACTTCAAAAAATTAAAACTAATCAACCAACTTTTAAAGTTCAAAATTTTAAAGCGTGGGTAAGAGACATAGACTTAGCACTTAGGGTGGATGGAAGAACCAAAGAGCAGATGATCGGGTGCATAAACTGGATTTATGGATCGCCTCGTGGCAACTTTTGGATCGCCAACGTGCTGAGCGGTAAGAAGCTACGCGAGAAGTTTGAGACGATGCGAATGCAGTCGCAACAAAGACAAACACAAACACAAACTACCAACGCCATCGTCGATGAGATTTACGGCAACGGTGCAACGGCGCAGGAACTCATCGAACAAATGGAGCGCGGAGTATGAACCCTAAACAAGAATTTGTCAAAGCGATCATGCAAGTGCTTAGGCTAGAGGCAAACCTTTACACCATGGGAGCGATAGAGTCCATCATCGAACGTTTGGAAGTAAAAGATTACACGATGTTCATCGCCTTTTTGGGAGAGAGAGCATCGGACTACGAGAAACCGATACAGTCAATCGCCAAAGGCGTGGACGAGTTCTACGCCATTAAAATAGAACCGATGGAAAGAGCTTACGACACGAAGGCGAGAGAAGTATCGACTATGGTTTATGCTTATATTGGAATTGCTGGGCATAAAAAGATGGACGACTGTGGCTTTATGGTCGGCAAAGAGTTTGATAAACAAGATGGCGGCGTGCTCATCTTTACCGAAGAGGACGCTAGGCTTGTTAAGAGTGTCGGAGGTCTACAAAAATTTGTGATCCACGACCACACGATTGACTTGGACGCACTACGAAAGAGCATCAAAGAGTTCTTACTAAGAGACATTGTTAAGCCAAACATCACGCAAAAGATCAAAACCCAATCCGAAGCAACAGCCGCCAAGACTCTAGCACTTTGTAATAGCGCACTTAAGAGAGTAGGACACAATGGCTAAGCAAATCCAAGAAGAACCAACACCACCACGCTATGACATCCGATGTTTTAAGTGTGCGCCAACGACAAGGTGGCAAAGCGAAGAGATAGCTCCTTGCCCAACATGCGGCAACACTCATCTTTTTGCGGATGATCGAAAGCATTTGACCAGTAGAGATTATGCAGACGGCAAGATGATAATGAAGGCAGCAGTATGAACATATCTATGGACATAAACCAAACCACTAAGATTATAAAAAATGCAAAAAAGCAAATTAATTATGCAACATCAAAGACTATCAACGATCTTCTCTTTGGCATAAAAGAACGAAGCTTGAAACAATTTGAAAGCATATTTGATAAACCAAACATGAACTTCTTAAAAGGTAGTTTCATCATTAAGAAAGCAAGTAAAGCACAACTGGTAGGAAGCATTGGGATTAGCGATAGCAAGAAAGGGAAGGGCGCTTCACCACTAGATGTTCTAGGTCATCAGATAAACTCAGCAAAAAGAGGAAACAGGCGCTTTGAAAATCTAATGAAGAGACAAGGTCTTATGGGTAGCTCAATGTATGCACTACCAAGTAGGTCAGCAGGTAGCGGGGTGATAGATCAGTACGGTGGCATAAGTGGGAAGTTCTCTTCATGGATCATCTCTTATCTTAGGCTATACGATAAAGCAGGCTTTACTGCAAACATGACAGATAAAAAGAGAAATAGAGTTCATAAGATTGGAAAATCAAAGAGTGGATATAAAAAGATCAATGGTGTCATATACTTCTTATCAGCAGGTAAGGAAGGATTTGGTGGGCAACGAAGTCACCTTCAAGCAGGTATATGGAAAAAGACAGGAACACATGGCTCAGATGTTGAACCAGTCATTCTCTTCTTTAACTCAAAATCATCATACAAGAAACGGTTTTTCTTTGAAGAAATTGCCAAAGGGTACGTAAATAAAAATGCACCAACCTTACTAAGAAAGAATTTAGATCAAGCATTTAGGACAGCAAAATGATAGTAGGTTCTTCCACAACATACACCGATAAGGGTAGTGCAAACCCCGATAGCCACGTAGTTTGTGGGGTTTCAACTTGGTTGCAACTTTTAGGAGTTGAAACGTTGCAACTCTCTATGTGTAAGGCTTTTTCATGCTAGTAAGCCAAAATCAATTTGCAAAGATGATTGGTAAAAGCCACACATACATCGGTAAACTTGTAACGAATGGCGTGATCATTCTTGTCAATGGCAAAGTAGATGTTGAGATCGCAAAAAAAGCCATTGAAGAGAATAAGGACCCCTCCCGTGATGCTCAGCGTGAAGCTAACGAAAAACGCAGAGAAGTGCCAGACCTTATAAACTCTATTGGGGCTTATGAGTCTGAGGCTGATATGAGTGATGAAGAGAGAGAATTAATTCGGCTTGAAAAAGAAGAAATAAAAAGGATGGCGAAGGAAGTAGGGGAAGAAGAGGGTAAAGATGAAAGTGAATTTGATATAAAAGATTTTGATGGAATGAAACCCGCTCAAATTAGATTGTTTAAAGAATTTTATCTAGGGAAATTGTCAAAGCTAGAGTATCAAAAAAGATCAAGTGAATTGATTATGATAGATGAAGTTAGAAAATCAATCTTTGAGGCTTCAAAAATCATAAGAGATGGTTTAATGACCATACCTGCTCGCCTTGCTTCAAGACTTGCTTTTGAAAGTGACCCGCATACATGTAGGACAATGATCGAAGCAGAAATAAGCAATCAACTCAACACCTTAAATGGGATATTACGTGAGTTGTAGCCCTATTTTTGAAGCATTTGCCGATGGGCTTGCTCCTGATCCATACATCACTATAGATGAGTGGGCTGATAAATACAGACAACTCCCAAAAGGGGCGAGTGCTGAACCCGGGCAATATGATACTGATAGGATGCCATATTTACGAGAGATTATGTATGAGCTTAGCCCACAAAGCTCTACACAACAGGTTAAAGTAAAAAAAGGGACACAGTTAGGGTTAACCGAAGTAGCCAATAATCTGGTTATGTATTTTATGGATGTAGTTCCAACGTCTCAAATTATGATACTACCAAGTGAAACACTTGCAAAAGATCATCATAATTCTAAGTTAGAGCCTTCATTGAAAGCCATGCCGTCTTTAGCTAACAAAATATTACCGGGTAAATCAAAAGCTGACATAGGTTCAACATTTGAAAAAAGATATGCCGGTGGTTCTTTAAAAATAGGATGGTCAGGGTCTACTTCAACGTATCGTTCTGCTTCTTGTCGCATTGTTGTTTTGGACGATGTTGATGGATTTGCCCACGATATTAATGGTGAGGGTGATGTTATTGAGCTTGGTAAAAAACGAGCTGATAGTTTCGGCATATTAAAAAAGATATACATTAACTCAACGCCAACAGACCTAGAAACATCCCATATAGAACCTGAGTTTGAAGATAGCGATCAACGCCATTACTATATGCCTTGTCCTCATTGTAAAGGGCTTATAACTTTTGAAAAAGATAGCTTCAAATTCAACTACGATAAAAATACTTACACGCTCATAGGTGATGTTCAGCTTGAGTGTAAACATTGTGGAAGCCTCATTGATGAACACTATAAAACATGGATGGAGGCAAAGAAAAATGGTGCAACATGGATTCCCCACAACCCTGGGCATATTTATCGTGGCTATTATGTACCAGGCTATTTATCTCCTATTGGAATGGTTAGTTGGAATGAGATTTTTAGAGAGTTCCTTGTCGCAAAGAAAGAGATGAAGCGCGGATCTGTTAATAAGATGAAAACATGGGTAAATACGCGCGATGCTATGGCATGGGAAGGAGAGATGGAAACCGTAAAGGTTGAAAATCTTCCTGGTAGGTGCGAACAGTATAACGCAGAAGTGCCTCATGGTGTGCTCGTCATTGCTGCGGGGGTAGATACACAAAACAACCGTTTTGAAGTAGAAGTTGTGGGCTATGGGAAAGCAGGGGAAACATGGAGCATTGACTATCAGATCATCCATGGAGATCCTAACGACATAGAAACGCGCCAACAGCTTGCGACGTACCTAAACAGAACCTTTGAGTGTGAAGATGGTGCAATGATGCAAATTTACGCCAAAGGAGTCGATACAGGAGGTCATAGAACTAAATCGGTTTATGCTTTTTGTAAACCACGCTATCGCCAAAAAGTATTTGCTATTAAAGGCTCAAGTACGATTGATGCTCCTTTTATCAATAAACGAGCATCGTTTATTAGGGATGATAAAGTAAATTTATTTTTAGTTGGTGTTAACGCTGGAAAAGATGAGATATATTCAAATTTAGAGATAAATGAACTAGGACCTAGATACATGCACTTCCCAAAAAAAGAAACATATGATGAAGAGTATTTTAGGCAACTTATGGCAGAGAAAAGAGACAAAAAAACAGGCGGATGGGTGAAATACCGTCATAGAAATGAGGCAGTGGACTGTCGCAACTATGCCAATGCAGCTTTGCAGCTTGCAGGCGTTGATGAAAAGATACTCAATTTAGGGCGAAGAATTGGCATCATTTCCTATAGCTCAGAAAATAAACCACAAACCGCACCCAAAAAATCGGGCAGAAGAATCATATCGAGGGGAATATAATGGCAACAAAAGAATATAAAACACGTATGAAAGCTTATATAGACGTCAATGTTTTAAATGCAATAAATATGATAAAAGCTGAAAAAAACACAGATGATAATGGGTCTATTTTAAAAATGCTTTTACTTGAAAGCCCTACATTCGCCCAAAAATACGAAGAAATCAAACAAATATTTGGGGGAAATGAGCTTTTAAACTAAAAGGTAATTTTTAAACGTCAAACGTTATAATAAAACACAACAAAGGAAAGATAATGCTAGAAGATAACATCGTTAAGCTTACATGTAAAGAGCTTGGGCTCACTCAAAAAGAGTTGGCAGATAAGCTTGGAGCCTCCGAAGGAACAGTTAGAAATTGGTCATCATCAAATGAACTTCCACAATGGGCAATTAATTTTATTGAAACTCTTAAAGAAAACAAAAAAAACAAAG